ACGAAAACGATCTAGGAAATGTTGAGCGCGAACCCGCTTTTGATTCAGGAAACCGCGAGGAAGAATATTCATGATTAGATTGACCGCTCAACAGATCACGCTGGACGCGTCCGCTGATGGTGAACCGACGCGTCAAATAACTGGGCTTGCAGTTCCTTGGAATGTCAAAGCCCAATTAAGTGGTGGCGAAAGTGTAATTTTTCTTGAGGGCTCACTGCCCGAGGACGGCCCAATGCCGAAACTTTTGGAATATCACGACGACACGCGCGTCATTGGTCGAGTCACCGAAAGAGTGTCCACCAGCGAGGGCATGATGTTTGTGGCAAAACTGAGCGCCACTCGCGCCGCCGATGACGCTTTAGCACTGCTTGCCGATGGTGCGCTAGACAGCGTTTCGGTCGGAGCAATCCCCACTAAATTCAAACGCCTGTCAGACGGGACTCTAGAAGTCTCTCAGGCTAGGTTCGTAGAATTATCGGTGGTCACTCAACCAGCCTACGCCGACGCGCAAATTTATTCAGTCGCAGCCTCATCACCCGATGAAAGCGAACCCGACGAAACCGAATCCCCAACAGAAACAACCCCAACACCATCCGAGGAGGATGAAATGTCAGAATCAACAACCGTTGAAGCCGCAGTTGCGACTCAACCCATTTACGCAACCGCCGTTAAGCGCGACGCAAAACTGCCGACCGCTGTCGAATACTTGAGTGCTGCCATTGCTGGCGGGACTGCTTGGGAACGTATGCACGAAGCACTTCGCGCCGCAGCTCCCGACGTGGTCACCAGCGACACACCCGGTGTTCTCCCCACTCCAATCCTTGGACCTGTTTACAACAACTTCATTGGCCGTCGCCCTGTCGTTGATGCAGTTGGTGCCAAGTCGATGCCGGGTGGAGGCAAGATCTTTATTCGTCCCGAGGTCACGACCCATACCAGCATTGGTGCAAGCCTCGCCGAAATGACCAACCAGTCAGGTACTTTTGTGGTGAGTTCAAACCAAGTCACAAAACAAATTTTCGGTGGCTTTGTGAACGTGTCCGAAGCCGATCTGGATTGGACCGATCCCGCGATCTTGTCTTTGTTGCTTGACGACATGGGCCGTATCTACGCAAACGCCACAGACAATTACGCAGCCGACACACTTCGAGCAGGCGCATCAGTCACTAGCAACTTTGCTTCTGCATCTGCACAAGATCCGTCGTATTGGGCCGCTTGGATCTCAGGAACCGCACAAACAATCCTTTCGTCAAGCAACGGCAACTTGCCGACGCATTTGTTCTTGTCGCCTGACTGGTGGGGAACGCTTATGGGCTTGAGCGATACATCGGACCGTCCGTTGTTCCCACAGATCGGACCGATGAACGCTTTCGGCAATCTTGCACCCGGTCAGGTCAACGGCAACGCTTTCGGTTTGCAAGTTGTAGTCGACCGCAACTTTGCAGATGACACAGTCATCGTTGGCGATGCGTCTGGTTACGAAGTGTTTGAACAGCAGAAGGGCGCAATCTCGTTGGACAACCCGTCCACCTTGAGCCGCACCATTGCGTTCCGTGGCTACTTCGCCGCCTTGATGATTGACAACACCAAGTTCGTCCGCGCCGCGTTCCTCTGATCCGACTGACTAAGTAGAGAGACTGCACCATGGCCACATTTAGCGTGACGCACCACCAGCGTCTAGACGATGTTGCTGTGGTGCAGACCCTCGAAGCAACCGACATCACAGTCGGTCAGACAATCACACTGACTGGATTAGGTCACGGCCTCAACGGGACGCACATTGTTATTGCTGTACCGGTCAACTTGTTCGCTGGCGTTAACGAAGCAGGCGACCTGCTGTACGACGAAAACGAAATCATTGTCAATCAGTTGATGTTTCAAGATGTTGGCGACGATCTAGAACGATCTGCAGCTGATCCGTTTGGAACTTTGACATGGACTTTGACTTGCACTTGGACCACGGTTGCAGCTGTGCAAGAGTTTCTAGGAATCTCGTCGGCCACGGCAAATGACACCGCGTTTCTGACGACTTGTGTTGCAGCTGCAAACTCATGGTGTTTCAGGCGTCGCGTGCAGGCTGGTTACCACGACAATCTGACGACTGCCCCTGACAGTGCAGCACTGCTTGGCACGACTTTATATGCGGCTGGTTTATACCGTGAAAGGGGCACAACTGGAGACAGTTACGCATCCTTCCAAGACATGAGCGGACCACCGTTAATGACCTTGGGTCGAGTCAACCAGTTGCTTGGCGTTAAGAGATCGCAGTGCGCTTAACATGGCTGGCATTTTCACAGACGCAATCAACGCGGTCTCAGCATCGCTCACAGCCCTCGGGCTCAAACCTGTCACCGATCCACGCAACGCACGACCGCTCAGCGTCTTTATTGAATTGCCGTCGTTTGAATCGTACGGTGCAAACCCAACATCCAAAGTCAGTGACGTCACAATCACTATTCGAATCCTTGGAGCGCCACCCGGCAACCAAGACTCAAGCGACTACATCCTTGGCGTCGTGGATACCATCCTCGGCTCAAACATTGCAGTCGTCAATGGACAACCATCCATCGCAACAATCGGGTCGCAAGACCTCCCCTGTTACGACCTCACAATCAAACTCACAGCGACACGCTAACTAACAAAGGAAAAACATCATGGCAATCGTTTACCAAGGCAGTGGACAAATCACCATTGGCTCAAACAACATTTCACTCAACTGTTCATCTATTACCCTCGAAGCAGGTTTTGACTCCTTAGAAGCAACCACGATGGGAGCTACTGGACACAAGTTTGTCGCTGGCCTCCAATCTGTGAGCGTTTCGGCAACTGTGCTCCTTGAGTACGGCGCGACCTCAGTGGAAAAGTATTTGTCAGATGTTGTCGGCGACGGCGACACTACTGTGATTGTTGCGCCTGACACTGGCGCAGCAGGAGTCGGAAATCCGATTTACACCATCACCAACATGATGATCTCGTCGTTCATGCCGATCTCAAGCACCGTCGGCTCCCTTGACACCATGACCGTTACGGGCACTGGTGGCACTTGGGTTCGCGCCGTAGCCTGATCTAACCAACACAAACAAAGGATCCCGACAATGATTGGCATGACGTTACGAGTAGAGATGCTCGACGGAGAAACACACGAAGCACCAATCACTTATGGTGTGGCGTGTCGCTGGGAGGATCACCATCCTCAACTCTCCGTCGGGCAGTTTCTAGAAAACATGAAATTCAAGGCGTTGGCTTGGTTGGCATGGGACGCGGTCCGCTCGAGTGGCGTAATCGTGGAACTGTTCCCTAAGTGGGTTGAAAAAGTAGGGGACATCACGTTTGTCCCAAAAGAGAAACCAAAGCAGGACGCGCAGTCAACCTCATAGCGCAGCTGGCAATTAGGACAGGCATCAGTCCATTGGATTTGATGGAGTGTCCTGCGTCGGTTGTGGATGAGATGGTTCGTTTGCTTGTTGAGGAAAACGAGAAAGCGAAACATAAACGATGAGTCTGGGAATTAAGATTGAACCGACTGGCCTCAAAGAGGCTTTGCGTACAATCAATTCCATAAATCCCAAACTTCGCAAGGCTTACGGTAAACAGATCCGTGAACTAGGCAAAGTCGTTGTTGACGCGATCACACCTTTGGTTCCGTCGTCGTCGCCCACTCGAGGCATGGACGGCCAGTGGCGTACCGGGTGGAAAAACGGTCAAACAAAAAACGTCGTCGTCAAAACAAACACTCGAAAAGCCCGTAAACGAAATATTGTTAAAGGCGCACAATATGAAACCATTGGAACAATTACCGTCGGAACAAAAGGCGCGGCTCTCGCGATCGCTGACATGGCTGGCAAGAGTGGCGGTGGAGGTCGTGGCGGTCCGCGTAGTCGCCCAAACTTTTCGGGATTACTTACGCAAAAGATTGGTCGCGGTCCGTCGCGCATGGTTTGGGCTGGTGGCGAAAAAGCGATCCCAGATTTCCAAAAAGCCTTAGAGCCTGTTATCAAAGAGGTAATCTTTGAAGCGAACAAAGAATTGATGAAGGTGAACCGCTAATGGCAATTAACATTCCGATTCTTACCGAGTTTTCAGACTCAGGTAT